TTTTTATTGTTGTTTGTATCATGTGCTAATCCTAAGAAACTGCATAGGATGATGGATGATTTACCTGAAGCAACGGCAAAGGAATGTTCTGAGAGGTTTCCAATAAAGGAAACAATTGAAACGATAACCGTTGCAGATACTGCAATGCTTCACCAATATGAGATTGAGTTTCAGTACATGGCTCAGATGATAGATAGTTTGCTGATTGCAAATTGCGATACGGTAAAGGTTGAAAAGATTAAGAATGTCATCACAAAGATACCATGCAAGCCAGTTGTTAAGTATGTAATTAAGACTCAAGAGAATACTGCGAAGCAACAAGTAATCATTGATAGTTGTCAAAAATTGTCAAGTAAATTGTATGAAAAACTGGACATTACTACCCGTAAATTGGACTTAATGACGGATAAGTCAGACAAATATAAGCGGCAAAGAAATAGGTATTTTTGGCTACTTATAGCTTTACTTATTTGGTCTTTACGTAAACCAATAGCTTCACTTTTGAAATCTTTATAATGCCAACGGCACAAATAACATTTGACCTTGCAAACCATGATGATCGCATGGAACTTGCTCGGTATCAGGCCAGTTTAAATATGGCCTGTTTTATTTTTGAGATATTGATAAATGGCAAAAGGCAATTTGAGGATAATAGCAATGTGAATGATATATGGGAGTATTTATGGCAGGAAGCGAAAAATCAGGGCATTGACATTGAAAAGCTAATTGAATGAATAAATGTGAAATAGCTAAAGAATACAGGCAGAAGTATGGTATGCATATGCCTACGCTAACACTTTCCAGAATCATGTACAATGAGAACAAAGAGATATTTACAAATATAGAACACGCTCGACAATCACTTAGATATATAGAGGGCAAAACAGGATCTATAAATCGTAAAAAAATAAAAAATGACAGCGAATTTATGATGACACAAGAAAGACCAAAAAACCCATATAAGCTGCCTGAATCCGATGAAAGCAAATATGAGCCTTATATTTTAAAAGCTTCTAAGTTGGCGGTGCTTTCCGATATTCACGTTCCATATCATTCTATTGAAGCTCTGACGGCTGCATTTTATAAGATAAGTGAGGAGAAACCTGACGCAATCCTTCTTAACGGCGATACAGTCGATTTTTACGGCCTTTCCCGTTTTATGAAAGATCCACGCAAAAGGTCGCTTGCGCACGAATTAAAGGCCTTAAATGAGCTTTTAGACGTATTGGCGCAATTCGGGGCAAAGATTATCTACAAATTAGGCAATCATGATGAAAGGTATGAGCATTATTTGATGCAGAAAGCACCTGAACTTTTAGGCATACCTGAATTTGAATTACAGTATCTTTTGAAGGCTAAGGAAAGGGGTATGGATGTAATAGGAGAAAAGCGGATAATTAAGGCGAATAAGTTAAATATCATTCACGGTCACGAATATCCTTCTGTTTTTAGTCCAGTAAACATTGCGAGGGGTTTGTATATGAAGGGTAAGGTAAGTGCTATGCAGGGTCATAATCACGCTGTTTCAGAGCATACCGAAAGTGATATGAATGGAGAAATAGTCACTACTTGGTCAGTAGGATGCCTTTGCGAATTGAATCCGGCTTATATGCCATTAAATAAGTGGTCGCATGGATTTGCGATAGTTGACATGGATATTAACGGTAAGGATTTTAATGTCCGAAATTATCGTATTTATAAGGGTAAAATCTTATGACAGAGGAAGCACAAATCGAAAGGGATTATCTGCCTACTGATAATGAGCTTCTGCAAATTATCGAAACAGAGTGTATGTTACTGGCTACAATAGCAGATATATCAGAGGCTGAATTTCGTACTTATGAGGATGAGATTAAGGATATAAATGTTGTAAAGATGAATGCTTACAAGGTATTATTTGCGGCACAAAAGAAACTACTAAAATTCATTAAGGACTATGAACAAGGGAATTCCGATAATCAGAAAGTTTGAGGGTTTGAAATTGAGAGCTTATCTATGTCCGGCAAATGTTTGGACAATCGGTTATGGTTCGACATTTTTCGAGAATGGCAGCAAGGTACAGGAAGGCGATAAGATTACATTAGACAGAGCTGATAGGCTTTTATTCTTTGTAGTTCAAAAGTTTGAAAAGGAAGTTATAAAAATGGTAACTTCTCAAATTAATGAGAATCAGTTGGGTGCTTTGACATCATTTGCCTTTAATGTAGGTACCGGCAATCTTGCAAAAAGCACGCTTCTTAAAAAAGTTAATGCCAATCCGAATGATGCAACTATACGTGATGAGTTTAACAGATGGACTAAGGCCGGTGGCAAAGTTCTTAATGGCTTAGTTACAAGGCGTAAGGCTGAAGCTGATTTGTACTTTTCATAAAGTTTATTTTTTGACTTATATCGGTACTATATGTACCAAAGTTTCGCCTATCCTGCTATTTTGGGTATTAGTACGCATTGCGTGAAGCCATTAGTTAGCCGCAATGCTACCACCCAAAAGTGAGCTGTGCGGTAAAATTTTTAAACCTTGCTTCCTGTGCTTCATAATATTGTTGGTCGATTTCACATCCGACAAAAGTCAATCCCGCCTTATGGGCTGCAATCCTATTGCTTCCGCTACCCAAGTGAGTGTCTAAAATCAAATCGCCTTCTTTTGCAAATAATTTATAAATCCATTCGTATAATCCTATTGGCTTTTGTGTTGGATTCAACCTGCCATCGTGGTCTTTCGCTTTACTTCCAAGCCAATGCTTTGTATATATTTTAGCATTTGCATCAAATGAAGTTAATGCCATTTCACAATCTGCATAACTATTATCGCCAGTCTTTTTATCCCACACTAAAAAGCATCTTGCAGGTTGCATCAAATCAACAAAGTAATTGCCACCCCAAACAATTTGATTTTTAGACACCCTTCGCAATTCATCAAAGTAAATTTTATCAGGTCTTATTTTATCCCAGTCGTTTACTCTGTAAAACTTTTCAGCATTTTTATTAGCCGTATTCCTATTGATAAAATTTACATTCCCTGCACCAATGCCATAAGGCGGGTCAACCACAGCAAGGTTAAAAAATTTATCAGGCACTTGTTTCATAAATTCTATGCAGTCCATATTGAACACAGCACTGCGGCTAACAAGGGCTTGCTGCAATAGCGGGTTTAGTGCTTCTATGTTACTTTTATCTGTCATTCAACTTTTGTATTTCAATTAAACATTTGTGGGTTAATGCCGCTACTGACAGCAAGCCCCGATACGTTATCTGCCCCGGAATCAGGAATCGAACCTGATGCTATAACTTACTGATTTTACAGGCGAGCCGGCCTTGCTCTCGTTATACTGGCTTCCTTTTGCCTTTCCGGGGTATTGCCGCCCCCACTAAATGCAAAGTAACTTACTAACAGTTTAATTTGAATTTAAGCGGCAATGAGTTTAAAAAGTTATATTTTCTGACATACTTTTAAAAAGCTGTATTTCATTTTTAAAGTCCAAATCGCAGGTTACAAGCATACCGTTCCTTTGCTTCATTATCCTAATCCTACGCTTATTCTCATAACTTACATCACCTGATAATTCCGATTCATTTGCACCCCATAGCATTAAAATAAGGTCGGCATCCTGCTCAATGGCACCCGATTCTCTTAACGCTGATATTGGAGGAGGTATATCCCATGAGCTGCCTTTTACCCCATCCCTGCTAAGCTGACTAAGTGCAATAATAGGTATTTCTAATTCCTGCGCCAAATTTTTAAGTTCCCGGCTAATTGTCGCAATTTCCTGCTCCCGGTTATTTTTAGACTCTCCATGCATTAGCTGAAGGTAATCTATAACAATCAGGCCGATATTGTGCTTCTTTTTAAGCCTGCGAGCCTTAGCCTTGAGGCTTCGTAAATTTACGGCATTAGCATCGTCAAAAAATATCTTATGCCTGCTTAAACTTTCAGCCGCTTGATTTAATATCCTGTACTCATTTTCCTCAAGTCTGCCAGTCTGCAATTTGTTCAAAACTATGTCCGATTGCGTTGCAAGCATTCTAAGGGCTAAATAAGGCGCTTTCATCTCAAGTGACCATACAGCTACCCCCGATCCAGATAGGGCCGCATTTCGCACCAAATTAAGCGCAAACGCTGTTTTTCCTACGGATGGCCTTGCCGCCACAATAATAAGGTCACCCGGTTGCCAGCCTCGTGTTGATCGGTCTAATTCAGGGAAGCCTGATTTTATGCCGGTAATGGAAGATCCTGCTGCTTTCCATTTGTCAATCTTTTGTAATGTATTAACAATTACGCTTGAAATGTGTAAAATATCTGATTGATTATTATCGGATAAGGTTAATATCTGCTTTTCGGCAATTTCAATGAGCTGAAAAGGGTCGGCTTCTGGCTCAAAAGATTTTACAGCTATTTCATGGGATACGGATATTAGTTTTCTAAGGAGATACTTTTCATGTACAATTTTGGCATGGTTTAATATGTTTGCGGTAGATACGATGTCATTTGTAAGGCGTGCTATGTAATAAGCACCCCCGACTGATTCGAGGTCGTTATTTGCTTTCAATTCCTCTGTAACCGTTATTATGTCGATATTACGCTGCGTTTTTTGTAGGTTAAGTATGGCAGCATATATCTTTTGGTTGGCGGTTTGATAAAATGCGTCGGCTGTAAGTATGTCCGCAACTTTATCTATTGCATTGGATTCCAATAATATAGCACCTAAGATAGCCTGTTCTGCTTCTATTGCCTGCGGTTGTAGTTTCATTTTAAATCGTAGTTAGGTTTTACTTGATTATGATCTTCGTTATTTAGGATTGCTAATGTACGTCTTTCCCGGTAATCATTGAGAATCCTTAGCTTCCTTTGTTCATCATCAGGCATTTTCTTTTTGTTTTCATCTTTAAACCATACTGCCCTCATTTTCTGCTTCCAGTTTAAAACCTGCTTTCCTTTACTGTCTTTCCAATCTCCGTCGTTATAATAGTTCCATGCCTTATCTCCGTTGGTATATCCGTTCTCATTAAAGAATTGAATTACATCATCAATTGACGGTTTTGTGAATTCTTTT